TGACGGAGTGGGCAAAGTTAAAGGGATATACTTTTGAATATCAGGAGTCTGAAAATTTTGGTCATCCGAAAGAGGAAAACTCTCTAATAACTCCTCAATCGGTTGCGGGATTTGTGAAGGCACTACGTCTTCCTGTGAAGGTTCGGGACTACCAATATTCAGCAATATACGAATGCCTACGATACAACAGACGGCTCCTATTGTCCCCAACTGCAAGCGGGAAATCCTTAATGATTTATTCATTGGTTCGTTTTCATGTTAATGTAAATAGAAAGATTTTAATCGTTGTCCCTACTACGTCTTTGGTAGAGCAGATGTATAAAGACTTTGAAGAATATGGTTGGATGGCATCCAAACACTGCCACAAAATATACTCTGGGGAAGAAAAAAATACTGAAGCTGATTGCGTAATTACCACTTGGCAATCTGTTTATAAACAACCTCGCAAGTGGTTTGAAAAGTTTGATGTTGTCATCGGTGACGAGGCACACCTTTTCAAAGCCAAATCTCTTACTACGATTATGCATAAGTTGCATGGTTGTAAATACCGTATTGGTTTTACTGGTACATTAGATGGTGCTAATGTTAATCAACTTGTACTTGAAGGTGTCTTTGGTAGATGCTCTCAAGTAACTAGGACTCATGAACTGATGAAGCAAGGACATGTTGCTAAATTAAATGTTAAAGTTATTGTACTTAAACATGATGAACAAATCTTTGAAGGTTATCAGGATGAAATAGAATACCTTTGTGCACATGATTATAGGAATAAATTTATTCGTAACTTAGCATGTGATTTAAAAGGTAATACTTTAGTCCTCTTCAACTATGTAGAGAAGCACGGTCTCCCTCTGTATGATATGATAAATAGTCATACCGACAGACCAGTACATTTAGTTTATGGTGGAGTGGATGTCGATGATCGTGAACACATAAGGAGCTTAGTTGAAAATGAAACGAATGCTATCATTGTTGCCAGTTATGGCACTTTCAGTACTGGGGTTAACATTAAACGGTTGCACAACCTCGTCTTCGCCAGTCCCTCCAAGTCCAGAGTTAGAAACCTCCAGTCAATTGGAAGGGTACTTCGACAGTATAGGGGAAAAGAAGTAGCAACATTATATGATATAGCTGACGATATTAGTAGAGACAGTGGGAAGAATTATACTCTTCTCCATCTCCTTGAGAGATTAAAAATCTATAAAGATGAAAAGTTTAATTATGAAATCATAGATGTAAAAGTAAAACCGCATGACCATTAATTACGCCAAACATGATGAAGAATTTTATGGAGTTTTTAAACTCCTGAATGGTGAAGAGATACTTGGTAAAGCCGTCTTAACCCAAGAGGGTGAAGGTGAAACTTTATGTTTTCTAAGTGACCCTGTAGTAATATCAGTGATTGAGAAACAAATTTCTGAAGGAAAGATGATGCGTGGAATGGGTTTCCACAAATGGATGCAGTTATCTGATGAAGAATTTTTTATAATACGTGAGAAAGATATTATTGCCGTCGCGTCGATGAGTAAAGAAATTGTATTAATGTATGAAACTTATCTTGCTAATGAGATGGATGAAACTCATGAAGCAAAGCAAGAACGATTGAAACGTAAAAAATCCAGCATCCAAAATGCCAAAGGGTATCTTGGAAAAATTGATGAGGCACGTGCCCAGTTTGAAAAGTTATTTAACTTATAATATTGTCCTGAACCCTTACACGGTTAGTGTACAGGAAATTGACAAACGTGTCAAGCTTTGATATAATAATAAAGCAAAGGGAATGTAAATAATGAAGAAAACTGCACCTAAGAAGAAGCAACATTACGTTAATAATGCTGACTTTCTTGCTGCTATAGTAAAGTATAAAGAAAAAGTTAAGATTGCTGAAGAGGAAGGAAAACCTAAACCTCGTGTCAATAATTATATTGGTGGATGCTTCTTAAAGATAGCAACACACTTATCATATAGACCAAACTTTATCAACTACATGTATAAGGATGATATGGTTTGTGATGGTATAGAGAATTGTATACAGTACATAGATAATTTTGATCCTGCTAAAAGTAAGAATCCCTTTGCTTATTTTACACAGATAGTTTACTATGCATTTCTAAGACGTATTGCTAAAGAGAAACGTCAGATGGATATCAAAGATAAAATTTTAGAGAAATCAGGATATGATCATGTCTTCTCGGTTGACGGAGAAGGACATACCGACTATAATCAGATCAAGAACCGTGTTGAGATGAATGCCAAGCGTTAAAGAAGCCTTATTAACACTGATAAAAGAGAGGGCTTACCGTAAGGGTGAGTATAAATTGTCTTCAGGTAAGACCAGTGAGCATTATGTCAATTGCAAACCTGTCATACTAAATGGTTATGGTTTGAATCTTACTGCTACAATGCTATTGAAGTATGTTGATACCCCTGTAGTGGCAGGTCTTACTCTCGGTGCTGATCCTTTAGTAGCAGGTGTTGCTATGAAGGGAAGTCTTGATGGATTAATTATCCGTAAAGAACCTAAAGGTCATGGTACTGGTGCATGGATAGAAGGACCAGTGCATCCAGAAGGTACTAAGGTAACAGTATTAGAAGATGTTGTTACTACTGGTGGATCATCTCTTAAGGCAGTAGCAAAGTTGCGTGAAGCAGGATATGAAGTAGAAAGAGTTGTTACTATTGTAGATAGGAAAGAGTATGAACCATTTTTATGGTATGATCAAGAGGTAGAATTATATTCGTTGTATACTATTGATGATCTGTCATGAAGATATTACTAATAACAGATCAGCATTTCGGTGTACGGAATGACAATCAACATTTTATTGCTCACTATAAGAAGTTCTATGGTGAGATAGTAGTACCTTTTCTAAAGGCATCAAAGATTAAAACTATTATAAATTTAGGTGATACCTTTGATAGGAGACGGTTTATTAATTTCATGTCTCTTGATGAGGCAAAGGAAATGTGGTTTGACCCTGTAAAAGAATTGGGTTGTCATATGACTACATTAATAGGCAACCATGATATCTATTATAAAAATACTCTTAGGATTAATTCCCCAACAGAACTATTGGGAGCATACGACAACATGGATATCATTGAAGAACCTACTACCCGTAATTTCGGTGGTACTGACATTCTACTTCTTCCTTGGATATGTGATGAAAACTATGAGGAAACCTTCAGAAGCATCGCAAATAGTTCTGCTCCTGTCTGTATGGGCCATCTTGAGCTTAACGGCTTTGAAGCTCATCCAGGTCATGTGATGGATGCTGGTATGGAGGTGTCTCCATTCAGTAAATTTAAGAAGGTATTCTCAGGACACTATCATCAGAAGTCTAATACTGATAACATATATTATCTTGGTAATCCTTATCAGTTATATTGGAATGACTATGGTACTAAGAGAGGATTCCATGTGTTTGATACAGAGACTCTCAAGACTACCTTCTATAGAAATCCCTTTGACACTTTCCATAAACTGTACTATAATGATGGTGTTGCTTTACCAGACGAAAATGACCTCAAAGGAACCTTTGTTAAACTCATAGTAGAAGACAAGGGTGACTATGCCAAGTTTGATTATGCAGCTAAACAACTTCAAGATATAGGTCTTGCAGATCTTAAGATTATTGAAGATCTTAGTGTGGAACTGGAGAGTGGAGTATCGGTTTTGGAAACCGAAGACACTATGACTCTCTTAGACAACTACATAGATGAGATAGATCTAAAGGTAAGTAAACCTAATATCAAGAAGGTGATGCGATCTTTATACACAGAAGCTTCGGAACTGTAATGTTCATTCTAATTGACAAATCAGGTGGTGGTGTCTATGCTGTTAATAACAATCACGATAAGAAAAACGTGAATGTATTTGAACAGAAAGATGATGCTGTCCGATATAAAACTCTATTGGAAGCAGGAGATTACAAAAAAGAAATGGAGTTAATGGAGATTGATACTGAAGCAATTGCAATCAATTGTGAAAAATTTGGATACGAGTATTCTATTGTTAGCAAAGATGATTTAGTTGTCCCTCCTTTATGATTGTATTTGAAACGATTCGGTGGAAGAACTTTCTTTCCACTGGTGATCAGTGGACTGAAATAGGATTGAATGATTCTATGTCCACTTTGGTTGTGGGGGATAATGGTGCAGGGAAGTCTACTATGTTAGATGCCCTGTGCTTTGCTTTATTCAATAAACCTTTTCGTAAAATTAAAAAGTCTCAACTTGTTAATAGTATTAATGAGAAGGGACTTAAGGTTGAAGTAACTTTTAGTATAGCAAAGGATGATTACCGTGTATTCAGAGGAATTAAACCAAATACATTTGAGGTTTACAAAAATAACAAGATGGTTGACCAGGATGCTGCCACAAAAGATACGCAGAAGTATCTTGAACAAGCAATACTCAAGCTCAACTTCAAGTCATTCACACAGGTTGTCATCCTTGGTTCATCCACTTTTGTCCCATTCATGCAGCTCGGAGCAAGTGTCAGGAGAGAGGTTATCGAAGATCTATTGGACATCCAGATCTTCTCAAACATGAATCTCCTGCTCAAGGATCGAATGAGAGCAGTACATAGTAGAGTGAAGGAGTGTGAGGTATTATTAAATATGTCACTGGAAAGAGTAAACAGTCAGAAGAGACTTATCAATTCTTTGAAGGAAGTTAATGAGACAAGACAGAAAGAACAGCAAGATAAGTATGATGAGAATAAACAAACTGTTGAAAACAATCAGAAATCTTTAGAGAATCTAAAGATTGATACTAAAGCTTTGGAAGAACATGCAGATATTCTTAATAATCTTAGAGATGAACAGGCAGAAACAAGAGCAGAACTTAAGAAAGTAACTAAAGAGTTTAAGTTTTTAGAAATAAATCATGAATGTCCTACTTGTACTCAGGTAATTAGTGAGGAGTTTAAGACTACTCGAATGGGTACGTTAAAAACTAAGGGTGTAAATCTAACAAAGATCCAAGAGAAAACAAAACAGTCTATTAATAATGTTGTAGATATACTTAATCAGTTAGAGAGTGTTACAACAGAAGTACAACAACTTTCTAGTGAAGTAATTAGATTAGAAAAAGAGAATGTTAATATTCAAAAATCATTAACCAAGTTAGAGAGTACTCCTAACATTGATAAGGAGAATAAAATTTTAGATGAATT